AGGACAGTGGGGGAACTGGTCTATCAGCGATCGCCACTGATCGCCCTGGGCTCTACAATTCACACATACCAAACAAACCACATCATGAACGGTTGGGCAAACTACGAAACCTGGAATGCCGCCCTCTGGATCGGCAACGATGAGTTTCTGTACAACACCGCTAAGGCGTGCGTCACGTATAGAGAGGCAGGCATTGAGACCCCATGGGATAAGTTCGTGCGCTGCATGTGTGACGGGCAGATCGGTCGCCACCTCAGCAAGACAGGCGACGGCGTGGCATGGGATGACCCCGCCATTGATGCAGACGAGATGAACGAGATGCTGTGGGAGCTCTGAGCCCCCATCCTACCCCATCGCATTTCTTTACTATGAACACCCGCAAGTATCAGAAGAAAGTTGATGAGATCATGCAGCGGTATGGTTTCATGTTTGAGAGCAAATCCAAGCATATTAAATATCGCCACGAGAAACTTAATCTCATTCAAGTATGCTCAGCGACACCATCTGATAACTACGCTCTGGCACAGATTGAGCGACAATGTAGAAGAACACTAGCAGCAGCACAGTGATACTGGGGGCAGTTAATTAGCCCCCTTATTTGTTACTTAGGGTCGCCAAGCGGTTTCTGAAAAACGCAAACTACCCTAACCTACAAAAGTATCCAGACGAGCGATAAATATTTCGGCAAAGGTCGTTTTAAAAAAATTCCCCCAGAAAAAAATGCCCGAAAAAGTTGACTTTAAAGATTACGATGCAATTTTAGCAAACTTCGATGCATTCTGTGACGAGTTTGAGAGTAGAGCATCCAGTGCATACATGAGAGGAGATCAAAATGATGGAAGAGTTACAAAAGCAGCAGCAGAGCATGGAGAAGGCGCTCCTAAAGCTGTCCGAGAGGTTGCAGAGCCTGGACCAACGGATATCGCAGTTGGAGCGCCCCACCTTGATGTACCGCCGCCCATCGGGAACTGACTACGAAACACTCTCAGAAACTTTAGATTATTTGCATAATAATATTGAGGGGATCAAGGAAGATCTTATAAAAGTTTCACAAGCAGTCTAATGCCCGTAGCTCTAGTCCCGAATGAACAAGTCCTAGGAGGAGGTGCCGCTACGGGAGCGTTTGTCTTCAATCCTGCACCGAACACGGTATTGTATCAGGAGGATCCAAGGATCGGACCACATCCCAATATCTACGAGTTAATCAGTCCGAGTATGCGGGTTGATGTCGTGGCTACTGGCGGATGCCCTGATCCGAAGATCCCCGAGTTAATCACGGGTATATTCGTTAGACCTGGGCATGGACATCCGACTGCAGCAGGACCAGGGTGTACGATTGACACGATGATTGATCTAGCACCTGAGAAGATCCCTGACATCCCTGAGATGTTGATGTCTAACGGTTTTAATGAGCCTTACATGGAATATGGGTCTATCTCATCACCCCCTGTTCGAGCACTCTCGTTGCCTTCACCGCTCATTGGGTATATCTCCGAGAAGTATTTCTATGACGCCGAGTTCATCTATGCGACATACTACGATCCATATGGTGATCCCATTCCAGAATACTTCCCATTGATTAAGCAGAACCGCATGACAGCGATTACTTTGTTAAATGGGAAGCGTAGTAAGTTATTCAGTGAATTTGACAGTGATCTTTCAGAGGTCACCGATGCTATGTTTGGGACGGGGGCACCGATACCATTAAATGTTATAACTGATGAAAGTGAACTAATACCGAACCTAACGGGCGTACAGAACACTTATGGTAATGATTATCTAAGGGACATTATACCCGAAGCATCGTTTTGGGTAAAGTTCAAGCCATCGTTTATCAAGACGATGATATTCTACTACACGATTGTTGTTACTCATACATGCCCACCATTTGTTACGACATTCTTCGGGCAAATGACTGTACATAACGGATGGACACCTTTCGCCAACAGGCTTGCATACTACATAGATAATCAAGTAGGATTTTTGGAGACACCAGTATGAGTGAACCCACAAGTATTGCTGGAGAAGGTGCAGGCGGCACCCTACGACCCCTCAGTCGTCTTGGAGACATCACTACAGGTCACCAATGCTGGCAACCCACAATTGGTACTACAGCGTCTCTTAACGTCTTCTGTAACGGTAAAGCGGTTCATATGGAGACAAATACTTTTACAGAACACACCTGCGGTACAGACGTTCACCCAGACGTTGCTAGCAAGGGTTCTACGACGGTTAGAGTGAATGGTCTAGGGATTATGAGGTTAGGCGACGTATTAGCGCCTGGAGGGGCACTGATGGCACAGAGTACGTTTAATGTATTTGCCAAATCCTGAGGATGTGGTATAATACTAAGGTCAACTGATTTGAACTATGGCACGAGCAAAGATTGGACTGAGTGGCGGTACTTTTATTGAGGGCAAGCCTAAGGCGACACGTCAGGGTAGTTCCAAGAACACGAAGTACGCTGCAACTTCACGAAACAAGGCAAAGAAGCGTTATCGCGGTCAAGGTCGATGAATTTAATTTGCAATCTTCCTGCTGAGAAAGTTTGGGTTCGTAAAGAATATCTCAGAGACCACCAAGATGGTCACGGGGAGTTTGTAGAGGGCGTCTGGGTTGCTGCAAAGAGCATACCTGGACGCGCTTTTTATTTTGAGACATACTTACCAGAGTATGGTGCGATGTATGACAAACTTCCTATTAGTGCGTTTGTACGATCCCCCGAAACCCCAGTCATAGACATGAGTTTGGAGAATTTACAATTTTGGAATTGCATGGATTATGGGGTAACAGCAATCAACAAAGGTTTTGTTTCTTCAATGGACTGTGAGATCTTTACGAGAGATCATGGCTTGATGAGAGGTCAATACTTGTTTACATTAGACAACTACCATGCAAACATCGATGTGATAGATAATAATGTGAGCGAAACTCCCCAGGAGCACAAATCGCACAATTGCATCGCATTGAACAACGGTCAGTATGCATTGTATCCTAATAATAGGATGCGTCTGTACGACCTCTCTATCACCCCTGAGGACCCACAATTCCCCGACTTCAAGGTTTCTACCATAGAATACCAAGTTGAGGCTGGGATCGATTGGGGACGCCTTGGAGACACTGATGATTATTTCTGGCAAACATCAAAGGAGAAAGAAAATGGACAAGAGAGTAGACAAGAGTGAAGAGTTCATAAAGGATGGGATGACATTAATTACTGAGATTGACAGCGAGCGTCATCTTAAAAAGGCGAAGAAGATGAAGAACGAAGAGAACGATGGTTTCTTCGATAATCAAGAGGAATGGGCAGACGGCTTCTGTGGTAAGTGATAAATAGATTCAGCCTATTGCTGTGTCTAAATGCCTACGTTCCAGACGTTTAAAGACTTAAGCGTCACGTTTAAGAAGCATCCTGTTAGCGATGACATCGTAACAGTGAAGGACAAGGCAGCTATCGTTCAGGCGATTACTGCCTTGCTTCTTACTAGAAAGGGTGAGAGACCATTTCAACCAGATTTGGGATGTGGTATTTACGCTACGTTGTTTGAACCACTTGATTACGCCACTGCTGGTATGATCAAAAATGAGGTTATAACTGTTCTAGCGCAATACGAACCACGTATTGACGTTGAAAATTGCATTGTTACTCCTGATGAACAGAACAACGGTTATGAAGTAGAGTTATTCTTCAGAATTGTTGGTCGAAATGACACACCAGTGGCAGTAGACTTCTTCTTAGAGCGTACACGATAATGCCATATACTCAGGTAGCAAATTTAGACTTTGAAGATATCAAGTCAGCTCTGAAGGATTACCTCAGAGCAAATTCTGATTTTACCGATTATGACTTTGAGGGATCGGCATTAGCGACACTCATCGACACACTCGCCTATAACACGTACTACACGGCGTTTAACACCAACATGGTGGTCAATGAACTATTCATTGACAGTGCCACCATCAGGGACAACGTAGTAGCGATTGCGAAGCAATTAGGGTACAGACCTAAGAGTGTTACTTCCCCAACGTCAAGTATTTCATTTTCTGTCACATACAGAAATCCAACGACTGATACCGAGCTTATCCTGAAGAAAGGATCTGGTTTCATTGCATCGTATGACAATACGATCTATCAGTATGTAACTCCATCTGATGTTACGGCACAGATTATCAATGGCACAGCGACATTTGAGAATGTCACCATTCGTGAAGGTACATTACTGACAAATACATTTACTGTCGATAACTCACTATCAAGTCAGAGATTTATCCTTGATAATGTAGGAATTGATACAAATACAATTAGAGTTCGTGTATTCCCTGGTGGTAGCAGCTTTAGCGAACCTTTTGTACTTGCAGACAATATCCTAGGTGTAGACGGTAGTTCTAAAGTTTTCTTCATCGATGAGATTGAAGATGATCGTTTTGAGATCATCATGGGTGATGGTGCCTTAGGTAAGAAGCTTGAAAGTGGTTCTAGAATTGAAGTTTCATACTTGACGACTGCTGGTCCTGCATCGAATGGTGTTAGAACGTTCGTCTTTACTGGTGTCCTAGAGAACCCTGATGGTGTCTCACCTGCTAACTTTGATGTCAATGTCCTATCAGCGGTTCGTTCATCGGGTGGTGAGGAGAAAGAGGCAACAAAGGCAATTAAGTTCAATGCACCTAAGTTATACGGCGCACAAGACCGTGCAGTGACCTCACAGGACTACGAAGCGATCGTTAGGAAGATCTACCCCTCCACCAGTGATATCATCATCTACGGCGGCGAGGAGGCGGTTCCACCGCAGTATGGTAAGGTGTTCATTGTCCTCAAGCCTAACGATGCATCATACTTAACTTCTCTCACTAAGAAAGACATCACAGAAGAACTGAAAAAATATGTTGTTGCATCAGTAGAACCAGAGATTATTGACCCATCTGTACTGTTTGTAGAGATGACTAGCAAAATTTACTACGATCGTGGTATTACTGATAAAACACCTGCACAGATTAGAGACCTTGCTATTAACTCAGTACAGCAGTATATTGACAATACTGACACTGAGAAGTTCAACGGCAAGTTTAGATACAGTAAATTTGTAGGTGTTATTGACGATGCAGACAGATCGATCAACTCCAACTTAACAAGCGTTATGATGAGAAAGGATTTCTATCCTTCACTCAACTCAAGCTTCTATTATGAGATTTGTTTCCAGAACGAATTTGACCAGGATTGTGATGAACCAGTCCTGTCGTCAACTGGATTTAGGGTCACTGAGTATCCTAATTTTGATGTATACATTGAAGACAGGGATGGCAAAATTGTCCTATATAGACTAGACGCTGTAACTGCTGAAAAAGTTGTACTGAACAGCGATATTGGCGATATTGATTATGCCAAAGGTGAGTTAAAAATGTATAATTTGACTATTATCAAAGGTTCATTCTTTGACAATAGAATTTCGGTTAGGGTAAAACCACTTCGTAATGACATTCAAGCCCTCCGTGAGGTTTACCTCGATGTTGATGTGGCAAATTCCAGTTTCACTGCATACAAAGAGTAATTAAATGGCTGCTAAGACGAAGAGAATTTCTACTCTAATCGAATCTCAACTACCTGAGTTTATTACTACTGAGTATGAATTGTTTGGTCAATTCGTACAGAAGTATTATGAGCAGCAGGAAGTACAGGGTGGCGTCTTAGATATTGCTAATAACTTCCTAAAGTATCGTGATATTGACTTCTACGAGAAGAAGCTTCTCAAAGAAAATGATACTCTTTCTGCTAACATTAGTGAAACTGATGATACCATTGTTGTACTGGATGCCAGTTCGTTCCCAGAGAACAATGGTTACATTAGAATTAATGATGAAATCATTTTCTACGAAGACAGAAATCAAACTACCTTCTTCAATTGCTCTCGTGGTGTAAGTGGAAATACCACTTTAGGTGATCTATATGATGCATCTAAATTTGAGAGCACAAATGCTGCTGCTCACAATGCAGGTTCTACTGTACATAATGTCAGCAACCTGTTCTTGTATGCTTTCATCAAAAGCTTCGAGAACCAGTATCTAGGTTCTTTCCCAGAGAAGTATCTCAGGGGTGAAGTAGACAAGAGAACCCTTATCAAGAACATTCAGAAGTTCTATAAGGCAAAAGGAACTGCAAGTTCAATCAAGTTTATCTTCAATACCATTGTTACAAAGGATCTTGAGAATAAACCAGAAGTATACAATCCAAAAGACTTTACTTACAAAGCATCTACATCTGATTGGATCAATGTATATGCTCTAAAGTGTAAGATTGTATCTGGTGATCCAAAATCACTAATTGGTAAGAAAATTGTACAGCAACCATCTGAAGAGTATGGTTATGCCTCTGCTACTGTTGATAATGTCAGAGCAGATGGCACAAAGGACGGAGAAGTAATCTATAACATCATTCTTGCACCAGAAACTGTAAATGGTGAGTTTGGTGTCTCAACAAAGACAGAACTAGAAAAAGATCTTACTATTAACGCAAACCGTGTTAACGTCCATTCTACCTTAGGATGGAAAACCACTGGTTCTATTCTTATTGATGAAGAAATCATTGAGTTTGACGACAAGACAACTACTCAATTCGTTATCAAGAACAGACCAGCACCACTACCTCACTCTAGAGGTGCTTCTGTATACAAACCAGTTAACATTACTGGTCAGAATGTTGTATTGCTAAGCCTTGGTGTTGTATACAATGCATCTGTAAAGAGTGGTCAACCATTCTCTGCAGTTGGTGATAAGTTACAAGTATCAAATCCTGGATTTGAAACATCCGATGTTACTATTGTAAACACAGGATCAAATACTCCAAGATGGAACCTCAACGTCGTTCCAGATATTTCTGCTACAACAAACACTGCTATTTCAGGTCAACTAGAAGAGATCAAACCAAACGTATCTTCTATCTTTGGTGATGATCAGTATTACTACATTACCAGTTCTAGTTTCCCATCACACAATATCTTAGATAGAACTGCTGCACAGACTGAAACTGTAAGGGATCAGAAAATCCTTAGAATTATTAGAAAAGAACCTATTGCAACAACTGAGAGATACAAAACACCAAAGAGAGATGTTGGTCTTCTACTAAATGGTGTTCCTCTGTATAGTTACAAGGATCTTGAAGATATTCAATATGGATTGCTAGAAAAGATTACTGTTGCTAACAGAGGAAGAGGATATGTATCTGCTCCTTATGTTCTAGTCAATGGTCTTGCTAATAGAGCAAAAGCAGTCCTTGTCGGTTCATCTATCGATAGAATTGAAGTAAACACTACTAATTCATACACCAATGTACCTAACATCGAAGTTACCTCTGGTAGAGGTGGTGTTGGTAAAGCTATCGTAACTGATGGTGAGATTACTAGCATTCAGGTAGAAAACCCTGGAGAATTTTATTCTTCTCCTCCAATCGTCAGAATTACAGATCTCCAAGGTAAAGGTCGTTTTGCTGATTTTAGTGCTGTTATAGACCCAACTGGTAAGATTACAGAGTTTGTTCAAAACGCTCCTGGTAATCTATACACACAGCAAAATGTTCGTGTTGACATTATTGCCGTTGGTCAAGATGGCAGTGCTGTCCCAACACTTAAGACTTGGACATTTAACAGATATGAGAAGCTTAAATCGGTTTTAGACACCAGCAATGGTCAACTGTTTGAAAACTACGATCCAACACTGTATTTTGGATATGGATGTGTTGCAAACCCAATATCTCTACGTCAAGAATTAAATGACAATATTACTGGTTCTGGACAAGCACCTGCTGTATTAACTCACTCACCTATTCTTGGATTTGCTTATGATGGCAATCCAATTTATGGTCCATATGGTTATGTTGACCCAACTGACCCACAATCTGGTATCCGTAGAATGGATAGCAGTTATGTTTTAAAAGAAAATCGTCAGGGTGGTCCAACTTTAGCAAATTATCCTATTGGATCATTCATTAATGATTATGAGTATCAGCATAGAACTGGTTCCCTAGATGAGAACAATGGTAGGTTCTGTATCACCCCAGACTACCCAGAAGGAACGTATGCATACTTCATGACACTAGATGCAGACTTAAATCCTGCATTCCCATATACTGTTGGTGATAACTTCTATTCTCTTCCTGTAGATAGTAACTACAATTCTAACATCAATCAAAATGATGTTCCCAAAAACTCCAAGAGACTATTTGTTCCTGGTATGCAGGGCAATGGAGAAGGATTGCTTGCTACTATTAACACTGTAAAATCAGGTACTGTACAAGGTGTTGAAGTAGAACAATCATCAGATAACTTCTCTGTAAACTCTAAGATTTTCTTCGACAACCAAGGAACAGATGGATTTGATGCTGAAGCAGTTGTTTCTTCGGTTAAAGGAAAACCTGTTTCTTACTTACAATCTAAAGAAGACAAGGTAGTCAAGCTTACAACAATTCAGAGTGCATACTTATTTGAAGATGACTTCCTAAGACAACCTTCTTCTGGTGCGTCTGGTCAAATTGTTGGTACTGTACAGAATGATAACCTAATTGTTCTTAAGAATGTTGTTGGAACATTTGACAACACAGGTACATTCTCTGCTGATATCAAAACTTTCACACTATTCCTCGATCAGGACAGTTCTTACACTAAAGGTGCCATTATAAGCCTCACTGATGGTATCAATGATCCAATTGCAACTGGAGAAGTTCTTGAGGGAACTAGTAGACAAAACTCTGTTGTGATTAAGGTTCTCAGCGGTACGTGGATTATTGATGAGACTTACACCTTGAGATCTGACAACCTGTTCAACACAGTAGGATCTAGAATTGTTGTTATCACATCACTTAGTGATAATCTCAACCCATTTGATGTCAATCAAAGTGTTGCTTTGATTGAAACTACCGAAAACCATGGTCTGGGTATTGGTGACAAGGTAACTATTGATATCAATCCAGATGATACTACTAAAACAAAGACTTATTACCTAAGAAAGAGATTATTCCAAAACGTAACGTTTATTACACCAAGCGAAAATACATCAATCACAGATACTGGTCTTGGTAGATTTAAGATCTTGAATGGCGGTGCTTTCTACACTGCAGGTAACTATACAGATGTTCCTTTGACTGGTGGATCTGGAACTGGTGCAAAGGCAACAGTTCGTGTATCTGATGCTGGCATTGTAAACCTTGTTACTATTACTGATAAGGGATCGGGTTACAAGAGAGGCGACTACTTAGGTGTTGATGATGAACAACTCGTAAGATCTCAAGGAAATGATGCTGTAGCAAGCACTCAAAGGCTTGTTCTTTATGTTGCTCACGTTGGTTTTGCTAAAGGTGAGTTGATCCTGAATGTTGACAATGCCGATGGATTTGCTGATAACGATTTAATTCAAATTGGCGAAGAAGTTGTCAAAATTGTTGATATCAGTGGTAATGCATTCCTTGTAGAAAGAGCACAAGAAGGATCAGAAGACATTGATCACTTTGATGGTGAAAGTGTATCTCTCTACAAACCAACATATCACTTTACACCAAATTATGAGATTGCTCCTGGAAATGCAGGGTCTGGATTTATTAAATCTTACGATCAAGCAACACAGACTGCTTTAATCGAATTCAACTATTCAGCTACTCCACAGACTGCATCTGTATTGTCTACTGGACAAAGATTTTTTGATCCTGGCAACCCACAGAGACTTGTAACAGTTGCAACTGTTGAAGCACCTATTTACAAGTATGAGTTCTCTGAAGACAATGTAACTTTTGTCACAAATCCAAATATCCAAATTCAAGAATTCTACAAGTACGTTTTTGATACATCACACTCATCTCTAACTGGAACTTTCTTTGAACTAAGCCCAAGCACTGGATATTCTCTCTTAACATTAGAAAAAGTTGATTCTGCTATTGCTCCTGGTAATCCTGGATCATTTAGTGATGTCAAGTTTGGTTTTGGTCCTAGAACTGTCAATAACGACTACTCTGAAAAAGTAGGAACAAACTACACTAACTTCTATTATTTTGATAAGAATGGAATTGTAGATGCAGAGCAACAATATTTGTCTCTGATCAATGATCCTCTTCAGGGAGAGAAAGTAGTAACATATGTTACCAGAAATAGATTTGTCTATGATGTTACATCAACACCACTATTCGACGGTTCTGGTACTATTTCATACACAACTTCTGGACAGTTTGCTGTTGGAAGAATTAATTCAGTTGGTGTAATCAACTTAGGAAGTAATTACAAAAGACCACCAATCATTAGTGGTGTAAATCCATCAGCACCATTTAAAGCTACTGCAACAGTATTGTTTGATGACTTAGCAAATGTCATCACTGGAGTTAAAATTGACACCTATGGTTTGAATTATTCAAAACCAATTGCTTTGGTTTCTGGTAACGGAACTGGTGCTAGGTTCCAAGTAACTACCAGAGATGACGGAAGTCTATTTGCGATTAATATTATTAGTGCAGGTAGGGGTTATACAGAGACACCTACAATTGAAATCGTTGAAAGTGACGTTCGTTTATTTGTTGAAAGTAATAACATTGGTGTTCCTTCAAGTGTTTCAATTCAAAACAATGGTGGAGCATATCATTTAGACAATACAGTATCTTCTACTGTTACTTCTAAGTATACTGTTTCTACAACCAATAGATCAACCAAAGGTTTTATTGGTGGAGAGAAAGTAGTTCAAGTAATTGATGGTGAGATTGTTTTACGAGCAGTTATCTCGGAAATTACACCAGGATCAAACTTAATTAAATTAGAGCAAGTACGTGGCATTGTTAGAGAAGGTGTACAACTAAGAGGTGTCATCTCTGAAGCATTTGCTACAGTCAAGACTGTATTTGTTACAGAATTTGATACCGAGATTACAAGCTTCTACGATAACATTGGTTACTATACTTCTGATAGAGGTAGAGTTAGCACACAAAACCAAAGACTAACTGATAGTTTCTTCTATCAGGATTACTCTTATGTTGTCAAATCTAAGACATCAATTGAGCAGTGGAGAGACTTAATTAAGTCTACTACACACCCTGCTGGTTTTAAACTGTTTGGTCAGGTTGATGTTGAGACTGATAGTTCAGTCACAATGCCAGATGGAAGAAATAATGAATCATCTTCCTTCTCCACGATTGAACTCTGGGATCCTGAGAAGAATAAGATTACATCACGTTTTGAAAAACAGGTTGTTACAAACACTATTGTTAAGGTAGAGAATACTAGAATTCGTAAGACTGCTGGATCAGCATC